GATGGAAGGAATGCAAGTGTTTCTGCACTCTCCTTGCACCCAAATGAGATATCTACCCGTAAGCACTTGAGGCTCATAAGGGTTTAAGGGGGGTTCGTGGAACAGTATATTCCACATTTTTTGTCGCGCACGCGACCACCTTTTATCCTAATGGGTTCACTATCAATGTATTAGTGAATTAAAAATTAATGAATAAGGGTGCAACCTTAAGTGTAATCTTGCACTCAGGTTGCACCCTTTCTTTTACCCATTATGGAAGCTCAACTCATACTCAAGGGCAAAGCCCGTCCCGATGGAACCCATACCATATACCTTTATGCGAGGGTTTCTAAGCAATCTGTAAGGATATCGACCAAGATACATATACAGAAAAAAGCTTGGCATCCAGACAAAAGGAGAATCAAGGGCCGTTCAGACCAGGCAAAAAGGCAGAACAGCCTATTGACCAATATCCTTGCAAAGGCCAACCAAATCATTACCCAGTATGCACTTTGGAACAAGCCTTTAACGCCTGATACCTTCAAAGAAGAGATGGCAGGGAAAAAGCTCCGAGAAGATTTCCTCTTGTATTACGAACGATCGGTCGTATCAAACTATGAAAGGGGGCTTATCAAGGAAGTCACAAAGAAGATAGAGCTTCGAGTCCTGGGAAAAATTCGTAAGTGGAGAGGGGCTCCTACCCTCCCTTGGCTTTTCTCGTCAATCAATCGAGCCTCCTTGGAAGACTTCGACCGATGGCACGCTAACCACCTCAAGGAAAAAGGCCACGTTGGCCATAGTGCAAGGAGAAGAGCCTTTACATACATCAGGAAGTACCTGCACCTCGCAAAAAATGAAGGCTACGAATTCCAATGGCCCTTCCATGGCGTGAAGTTGCCCAAGACCAAACCGACACCCCGATCCTTATCTCCTGATGAGCTGAAAAGCCTGGTATCTTTCCAAGCGAACCCAAATCTTATCTACGAACGTATGCTTGAGAGGGCCAAAAGAATAGAGATGACTCCCGAAAAGGTTCCTCAATATGCCAATCCTGAAGCTGTGAGGAGAGTACAAAGAACCGCCCGTTGGTTCCTCTTTTCCTGCTTCACAGGAGTTCGATATTCAGACATGCTAAGGCTCTCCCACTCCAACCTATTCGGCGAATATCTTGTCTTTACTCCGATGAAGACCGAAACCACATCAGGCAAAGAAGTTAGGCTCAAGCTGCTCCCTTCCGTACGTAAGTATATCCAGACCCAAAAGGGATTTTTCTTCCCTTATCTCACTTCGAACCAGAAGTACAACAAAGCCTTGAAACATCTCGGAGAGCTGTTCGGGGCGGCGCATCCGCTGACTGCACACCAGGGCCGACACACATTCGTATCCGTTGGATTAAGCATAGGGATACCTGCACACCATATAAAGGAAATGATAGGTGTTACGAGTATCCAGGCTTTGATACCCTATTTATCTACGAGCCAAGCCAGGCTTGATAAAGATGTTACTTTGTTTGTCCCTTTGACGTAAGAGGCTGAAACAAGAACCTATAAAATGAAAGTTGAGTGCCGCGATGATGCAGCACCCAACTAAAGCCAATTTTTTCACTATTTAATAGAATGAGACTATTGGAACGGAAGGCTCCAATCTATTGCCTGGTCGCCTTTACCTGCTCTATATAAGCCACGCCTAAATTGTTCTCTATAATCTTCACGCAATATGTATTATTGAACGTATGCATGAAGGCATGATGCGTCGTTAATACAGCGTCTTGCAATGCTTGGTTCGATTCCAGATTTATTATATCAAGTCCTATATCCTTACACTCTTGTTTAGATATGTGTCTAGCGTGGGATTTCTGAACACTATGATCTGCAAACAACTCTATAACGTCTTTTACCTTGTGAGGTTCATTTGAAAACATATTCGCTTTCAATACCTTCTCTGCGATAGCTTCCGACCACTCTATTGCTTGCTGGCATTTCCCTAAAAGAGTCGGAGAATATTGTCTGATTATTACTTGCCAGAGTGCTAGAGAGAGAGGATTAGCACTTACTTCTGCTTTAGCCGTTTCAAACTCATTTAGTATAGCTTGGCAAGCCCGTCCACCAATTTGCGGGTCGATTGGCCCCAAATTGGACTGCTTACCCATTATAATCTTCTTTGCTGCTAACGCAATCATGGTTCCTCCAGACATAGATATTTGTGGCACAATGACACGAATATCCTTGTCAAACATTGCATATAGATAATCAATCAATGACTCTGTCGCAGCGACTTCTCCTCCAGGCGTGTGCAGGATAAGATCAAGACCTTTGGATCGATCTAGTTTATGTATAGTGAGCATGAAACCAGACTTGTCCTTATCATTGATTCCTGTTCCTGGTGCCGATGGTTTTTGCAACCAACCAGAGTAATAAGCAATCGTGTTTCGTCCCGTTATCTCAGATACCTTGCTTAAGTATTTTTTCCTTACAATATCAAGAGGTGGCAGTTTCTTGTTTTGTTTATTATGCTCTGCCAAAACCTCGGATAGAACTTCATTCCAATTGGGCATAATTCAAGGTATAATTAAAGCGGGTTAATCAGTGTCGTTTCTCCTAGACTCGGTACTGGGATAAATTCGATCGCTGATTCCGAATCATTGGTGAAAATACTATGTTCTTCAATCCAATCCAGGTTCACTACTACATCATCTTCGCCCCCGACATTAAAAAGAGCTTCATATTCTTCGATTAACTGTTTGTTGGTAGGATGCTCAGGGTCTTGTTGTTGTTTTTGTCTCTTAGCCATAATCATGATTTTGTAATCTAGTGTTAATTCTTCTAAACGCTTTAATAAGAGCATTGGTTTATCAATATTCGATAAATAGTCCTATTGATCTTTCTTTCAGTGGAAACACGCTTTTACATGTCTGACATGTAAAATGTGTCATTACATAGCACAAATGTATCCGTAAGCAGATACAAATTTAAAAAAAATAGAATTCTTTCAAATAGTTTGTAACCCTCCCCCCCTAAACAAAAACGGGAGTGTATCCAAAACGGATACACTCTCGTTCATCACCCTTCTGTTCCCTTGTCTATGTTGGAGGCGTATATTCCTCGATAGGCGTGAAATCTCCCTTGTAGTATGGGAAAGGCTTGCCTACTGTCGGAAGCTTCACCTTGATTTCATACCCAATGAAATCTCCCGATTTCTTCCCAGTGTTCTCTGAGAATTCCATGAAGCAGCCATTGTGCCGCTCTCCTGCAATTCTGATTGATCCGTCTTTGCCTTCCCAACCGACGATCAGTTCAATGCCTCCAGAAAGATTGCCTAGAGCCTCCAAAGCCTCCTCGTTTGTACCATCGTACTGCATGGATAATTCTCCTGAGTAGTGCTTTGCCCCAGCTTCCCCTTCCTGTTTGATTTCCGTTCCTGGTGTATCGATCAGTACTTCCAGCTGATGCCATTTGGCATCTGGGTACGTATTCGAATCAACCAATACAATGGAATCGTCGATTCGGGCAATGGTCGCGCGTGCTGGGTACTCCTCTATGTATCTCGAATCGAGAATCCAAAGTCGAGTTTTTAGTCCTGGTGCGCGATTCCCGTCTAGTTTTCGTCTTAGCGATCTTGCCTTGTAACTCATCCTATACCTCCCTTAACAGATTACTATGATATACCTCTATTTGATAAGCAAGCTCACCGCCTTTATCCCATGTCTGCGTATAGTCATTACCGTTGGTATCCAGCGCGTTGCCATCTCCATCCTGTGCATAGGCGATCCGTTCTACCGTTCTCGATTGCGTGTCTACCGACACACTCTCCAGAATCATAGCCTCATTATCCGCTACTCCAACGATCTCGTCTTTGCTCAAGCTTGTCACCTCTCCACTTCCATCTATGAAGAGGAAAATACCGTTTCGCAATCCTAAGTTTACTCCGTTCTTCTGCATCTTGGTTGCCCTCCTTATAGATAATTGTTGATGAATACGTTACGAATATCTGCGATTTGGAAGCCAATTCCCTGGAGGAATGACGCAAAAAGCACATACGATCTATACTCCAATGTCATTTCTGGAGCCCCTTGTACACCGATAACGAAGTTATCTTTTGGTGTGTATACACGGGCTTGACCCTTCAATCCTGCTTGAGGCACGATTTTAAAATTGGGGTGGTCGGGCAAGCTTGTCATTCCCACATGATCGACCGCTAGGGTGTCGCGCCCGTGATGGTGATTGTATGATCTACGTACCAAATTCGCATGTTGTAGAGAAGTATACAAGATGTAATCCTTCATAGCCAAAGCAGGCGTATTTGCAATCATATCCATTTCGCGGCGAACCTCATCCGCTGCTGTCACCAAATCGAGCTTCTTCCCTACAATGGTAGGAACCTTCTTCGCTTCAGCTTCTTTCAGTAGAATCGTTCGGAAGCCATCAATTGCGTCTCCAGATCCAGACGGAGCCCCTTTGATCATGCCTTTCGCGCGTCCTGTCCATTTCAAATTTACCTCCATATCATGACGCAATTGGCGCATGAGAAGGCCTAATATGTACTCTTCATAAGAGAGGAAGCGTCCAGTTAAACGGTTTTCACGTTCAGCCGCACGCATATATGAACCCCACTGCAGAGCCAATGGCACTAGTCTAATGTCTGCTTTGACTGCCATCTGGCGCAACATGCGCCCACCAAATTTGACAGCGAGGTTGCTTTGATTCCCTTCCTGAAAAGGTGTCCAATTTCCCGAGCTTTCAGACGAAGGCAAGACCATCTGATCCTGGTTTGTCACACTGAAAAATGTCTCATTATTGGGACTCTCGTACGTTTGCTCGTACCAAGAGTTACTCAAAACAGTGTAAATTCCAGCTAAATTTTGGAGGTCTTGTACGTCTAGTCTTGGGCTGTTAAATATGGCGTTTGCCGAAACGCCTGCCGTTATAGTACCCATAGTTATCCTTTAGCGTTTTTTATTGAATCGCTATCGTTCTTATCCTTTAGCGTTTTTTATTGAGCCGCTCTCGCATTTTATCAGAGAATTTGTGCGTAGTGTATTGGCTAATAATGGAATGTTCTTCTTGGCTAGGGTTTACAACGATTGGCTTAGCCGCAGCCTTCTTAGACTCCGCTTCCTGCTCCTTCTCATAAGTATCCATCAGGTCTGTAAACTCACTCACCATCGCTTCTTTTTCAGATTTCAATGCTGCATTCTCCGCTCGGAGCCGTGCTAGCTCTGTATCCTCTTTGGGGAGCGTTTCTGGTGGGGTTTCTACTGGAGCCGTAGGCGTTTGTTCTTCCTTAACAATCGTCTCCTTGCTCTCCTTCTTTACCCCCCGTTTGAATCCGAAGCTTCTCCCAAACTTCTTCATCTTTTCAAAGAATCCTTCCTTTCCTTTCATGATAGTTCTAGTACCTTTTTTATTGCTTCCTCATACGATCCCAGGCCATCTACTAGCCCATGTTCTATAGCAGAATTGCCCAAAGAGACTCCCCCTAGGAGAGCCTCTTCGGTTACTTTCGATCTATGTGATTTTACATGACCTTGGAACCACTTTGTAAGTGGGTTTAAGACTTGTTCCCTAATCTGTGCTTTGTCCTTTTCGCTTGGGTTCTCGAAATTCAGATTGTTCTTATTCGGCGATAAGTCCGAAACGATCATCACTCTTTTATACCCCTCTTTCTTCATCGCTTCAGAGGCATCGACATAAACAATACAAGTTCCGATGGAACCTGCTTCAGCCGTTTCACCATCAGCCATAATATAATCTGCTCCAGCAATGACTGCATACCCAGCTGAAAGGCAATAACTACGGATGAACCCAACAACTGGCTTTTGCGCGTTCGCTACCACGTTCGCGAAAGCCTCCGTCCCTGCAGCCTCCCCCCCTGGTGTTGTCATGTCCAGGACTATCCCCAAGCATTTCTCTTCTTCATCCAATGCCTGAACTGTCTCCATCATTTGAATCATCCCATCACTACACCAGGTCTCTTGGTGGTAGAGAGTTCCCCGCACTGAGATCACTCCAATGAACCCAATCTCCTCCCGTTGTCCATACTCCTCTTGATATACAGGATGTGCAGAGTAATGAGCATATTTCTCAATCTCTGTGTAAAGGCTTGGTTTCTCCAGGAATGCATTAGATAGCCTGATTAACCTTTCTCCTGCTGTTCTCCCAATAAGAAATGGCCGATTCGTATTATATAGATTCAGATTCATTACCTGCAAGAACCCCTCTACCCGATTCTATACAGAGGACACAATGCAGCATCCCATTGAAACCAAAGCCCTCTCTACCGATCTTTGTACCAAAAGAACAGACATGCTTATACTCGCAATACCCATTCGGGAAGTCCTAGAATTCGACCAGGTAGAGGTTGTATCCGATACCCAGAACCCAAACGTCAAGAATCATGAGAAGCAGAATCGGGTTCGCTACAAGCACATAAAACGCCCCTCGATTTTAGGAGCCAAAAGCACCGCCGCGCTAATAGACAATAGTCCCTTCGATTCAACTTTCGGATGGTTGCTCCCGACCGATTGTCCAGTTGAATGTTCGGCTGTAGAGGGGATTACAAAGGCTTGGTGGGGATGTCCGATTTTCGGATCTGATGACCCACAAGTAGGAGCTATTCCTTTCAAAGTCATACAAGAATACCAAGAAAAGCTCAAGAAGGCCGCCAAAGATATCTTCGGTTACAACGGAGAAGTCCAGCTAGTAAAGCTCTAGCCACAACCCATAAAAACAAGGAAGGAGACCCCGTAAGGAGTCTCCTTTTTTCGTGCCCAAATTCACTGAAACCTACCCTACTCTGCTGCTGGTGGTTCTCCTTCGCCGCGTAATACTGCGTGGATGTGAGCAACTTGCTCCTCAAGCGTGCCAATCTTGCTTTCCAATGTAGGAACCTTGTCGATTGCTGGTTGAACAGCCGTCTTCCAAGTCTCCAACGTCTCGATTCGTCCGTTATGGCCGATCATTGATTGGTAGATAGAATTGGTAACTGCACTTGATGCAAAACTTGTTGTGCTTGTGCTGGTCACGTCCTGAGAAAGACGGCCGTCAATAGCCGAACCTACTCCTACAGGCGTTGCATACTTCTCATCGTCCGTAGCCGCTTGCATCTCAGAAGCACTTGCCTTCTTAGCCGTCCAGTTGTTTTTCAACTCCAAGGGGCTTACTGCAGTGACATCGTTTGTGCCTTCAGATACTTCTGTTCCTGTTGCGATACGGATCAAACCGATCTTGCTTTTGGTAGCATTGTCCAGGTTCGTATCCAACTTCACGAAGTGAGAACTCTCCGTTGGGTTGTCTTGAACCGCAACCAACACATCTCCAGTAGTAAGTACATGGTCTCCTACCGTACCCGCGCTTGTCGCAAAGAACTGATCTCCTCGCTTGATCCCGTCGTTCGCTCCTTGGCTGTTGATACTAACCGTTGGGAGTGTCCCTTGGCTTGCATCCAACATCTGGTAGCCACTACGACGAGACTCCAACGCAGTCACAGCGTTTTGAAGAGCGGAAACTGTCGTCTTGTCTGCCTTCGTGTCTACTTCGTCTTTCAGGGTTTTAGCCATCAAGGCCGAAGCAGCCTCTTCCGAGGAAGTTGATGTAAGCGTGTTGTTGATCACAACCGCCTCACCAAAGAACGGAAGATTCGGATCATTCGCAGCTAGTCCATCACGGCCAATTTTCATTCGCCAGCCCGCTCCTTGCTTGATTATCGCAGCCTCTCCTTCTTCTAAGACTTTCGTCGCTTCGAGAAGCGAGTTATATCGGCGCATTTGCATGGCCTTTACTCGTCTCGTTGCATCATAACTAATTGCCATAGTACGATATATATAATTAAATAAAATTGCCTCCTTCTCCCCTAGCCGTGTTCTCTAGGTCTATCACACGTTGTAAGAGATCCTGATAAAATCCTTGGATCGCCTCATTATTCACGTAAGAATAACGGCCTTGTCCTGTTGAAACAACTACCGTATTCGGGTCATTAGGGTTGGTTGGTGTGCCGCTGACTGAACCTGTACTGGTTCCTGTGGCCGATCTCACAAAAATACTCGGAGAGATCTCCAAGCCCATCCCTACAAATTTCCAAGTCGATCCCTGTCCGTTTTTCGTCTTTTTCCCTGAATCTATGCTCACAGAAATGAGCTTCATTGGGCTTTCTCGTCTCCCCAAAAGCTTGATTCTACCCAAGAAATCCATGGTAAATATGATGAATAAACCGCCCCCTAAGCGGTTTATTTCTTGATCAGTTATGGTGTTTCTTCCGTGGTATTTTGATACCAAACTGATATCATAAATCGTCCCTTTTTCACTCGTCTTTTGAACTTCTTTTAGGTGTACGGTATCCCTACCAAATTCATAATGGGAGAAGGATGCGCCATCAACAAGCTCGATTGCAGCGGCATCCAGGTTCGGAGAATACGGGATTTTCTGCACATCCTCCTTACGGATAATCCATACCTCCTTTATCGATCCTGGTTCGAATCCAGGCTGGAGACGTGCAAGGCCCCTTGGTCTATATCTCTTCATTACTCCCATTGAATCAAAGATAATGCAGAGACTTCCCTAAAATCAGGACACAAAAAAAGCCGCTTGCATCTCTGCAAAGCGGCTGTCACAATAGCATAGCTTATCCCTTTTCATCGTCATACTTCGTCATATCTTACGAACGGGTTCCCTCGTTCGTCTATCCATTTCTTTCTTATTGTCGTGGTGCTAAGTCCACATTTCTTCGATATCGCTTCAGCTACCTTGTTTGGAGACATCGAAGCGTATCTCCTAATAGCTTCTGTCCCTTCTGCTCGCATTGCCTCGACAGCTGCTTTAATCCTCCCCATCGAGTCCTTTTTATACCCCCCTCTTTGGCTCGTTTTACTAGCTGAATTATTTGAATTATTTGGATTCTTTGAAGCCTCTTTTTCCCTTTCAGGTGACTGCGAATCATTTGAGCCTCTTGAGCTTCCGCGCGAAAAATCAGCCTCAAAGTCATAGGTCTGGTAGGAGAGGAGCCCGACCAAAAGCCAACAGTAAATCGAGAGATATTGGTAGTTACCGCTTCGCTCTTTCCACTCCTGTTCATACTCGCTTACCGATGTTCTATGCATACCCACAAGATGGGAGCGTTGGTCTGCAATGCTGTTGTCTAGCCTTGTTAGACTAGATTTAAGCTCCTTAATTCGAGCCTCATCATCCATAAACTTCTTGCGCGAAATACCATATTTCGGCTTCGCCTTGAAGATAAAACGATGATTAGGGCAATTAGAACCCGTATTCCCTACGTTACATCGGTTGCGTTTGTGTGTACTGCACCATCCGTAAGGCGTTTCTATGGCTCGTATCTCCTGTAGAATACGCTTTTTATCCGATTCCACAGATCCGAAATCCATTTTAAGTGAATCGACAGAAGCCGTAAGGCTCCTTGCCAGCTCTGGACTTCCGTGATAGTTCGCGTTCATGTCGAGTAGTGCGATAGATACCGCCAATAGCAGCGCAAAAAATGCCTGCGACTGCCACTTTGTTGACTTATCTCGCCAAGCTTCAATGGCGTTGGATATTGCGACATGTGCCGCAATACCAACGCCACCTGATGCAATGATCGCTACCCACGTCCCTAGAGTAGGGTAGACGCTGGCTCCTGTCAATCCTAACCACCATCTTAGCCCAAGAAAAACCAAAGCGGCGACGATGATCATCGAAAATAAAGATAAAATCAAATATTGAGGAGCTCTGCGTTGTAAATCGTCAGAAAGTTCATTTCGCATGTACGCGAAAAATACCTTGAATAACATGTAATGTGATTGTTCTAATTCGTGTGTATGCGACCAGTTGGGTGTTGTAATTCGTTCTAAATCAGCTTTTTGGGTAAACGGGCGTTAGGACTTTACTGTAATCCATTCTTTTTATGAATAGATCCCCGTGCTCACAATCGTCTTGTTTTCTACATAAAGTTCTATAATGAAGTAACACGCCATTGTATTCCTCTTTCTTACTTCTCTCTGCTGTGGCTTTCCCTGCTAGGAGAGTGAAAGCTGCGTAGTAAAACTCTGCTCTGGCTGCCTGCCAGACCAAATCATTGAAATTCTGATGTGCCTTCTCTGTTAAAGATTCGTTTTCTGTGATCAGAGCCTGTAGGCGGGCCTCGATAATCGCGACTTGTTCCGATAGGTTAATTGAATCGTTCATGACATTTAAATAGGTTAAAAGAAACAGCGAGCGGCTGTCAAAAATTCAAAGGTCTTGGATTTTGGCACGGCTATTACAACGGTACCACCGCTGCTGTTCTATATTTTAAGATAATGATAGTTATGACTAACTACCTTTAAATTTTTGACTCTTCAAACATAACAAAAATCCATTTTGTATCCAACAGCGGATACAAAAATGTTTCAATTAATTTGAATAAAAAACGCCAAATGTTTCAAAAAAAGCGGTTTTTTTGGCAAAAAAATGACCCCTAATCGGTTGAGGATTAGGGGCTACACAAAAACTTATGAACAATCAATTTCTTCCTATATATCTACCTAAAACTGAGTCCTCCCGAGGTACCTGTGAGAGGAACCCGCACCGGTGGTTTTCTAGCTAATTCAGCCTTTCGCAAGACATGAGGGGCTACCCGCCTTGGCTCATGCTTGGTTTCTATTGCTGTGGTTGTGGATACCGCCTTTGCGGAAAATGCTTGTTTGTTGAGGGGGTTAGGGGAGAGGGAGTCCAATTCAGGCGTTCCAATCAAGGAATCCGTAATAGACTCATCCACACTGAACATTGAGAAAAAGCTGTCAAGCCCAATTTCCTCTCCCAAAACCAACGTTTGGCTCGTCTGCCTGTATCGAGCCCGTTCATGATCGGGCGTAGAAGGCTCTCGATCATGACAAGCCCCCCACAGGAAGAGGAGGCAAAGCGTTACCAGAATAAAGTTTCCTAATGATTTCATCTTATTTCTGCCTTGTTTTCGCTTATTAAGGTTGGTCAAAGGTGTCTACTTCTTTCTTTTCCTGGCAGGATACTTCAGATAAACCTGAATCGAATCCATTTTTATACTTAAAGAAGTCGATCATAGTCTCAATACCCTCCTCTTCAGTCGTTTTCGATTCTCTCAAACATGTTTCTTTTCTTGTTCGCCAAAGTTCGTTCACTTCTTCGAAACATGCGATTGGGAGTTCAATGGTCTCTAGCCTCTTTATTCCATATTCGGAAGAAGTAACAGCTATCAAGCTATCTTCTTTTATCGCAGTAATCACCAAAAAGGGAATGCTCCCTTTCATTTTAAGATCCGTGGATTTTAATACGACCACATCACCAACGTTCATGTATGTAATATTCTTATAAGTTTTTGACCAGTTGGTTGGTTATTGGAGTCACAATTTGTCAAATTTTATGCAATACTGCAACCCTTTCTTAACAATATGTTTATGCTTTCGACCATCAGGGTTGCCCACATTTTCCAATCGATCGCGCCTGGTTGGTTCAGGAGAGTCTTAGGTACCCAGCCTTGAACCCGCCTCATCGTTCCTCTACTTCGTGAAAAACATTGGAATCCTATATAAGGTTTTTTGCCTATGTATACCCTTGCAGGCACATACAGAAGGTTCCCATCGTTTTGGAACTCCCATTTCTGTGTGACGTGCGACACGAAATGAGAAATATCATGTTTTTTTCTTCGCATATGACGCTCAAAACTCTCCCTATCATACTCATCAGCTCCTATATTATGCGTCTGGCAAAAGCTCTGTATAGCCTTACGGGTGTTCCATTGACTCTTAGTTAGTCCTAGCTGCTTCGCTAGTTGTTCCTGTCCATCCTTATAGGCTAGGAAAGCCGAAAAGAATTCATGCTGAAACAAGGCTCCAGCCGTAATGAAGGGCTTTAGCTCCTCGTAGTTTGATATCAGCTCTTCATTCCTACCCAGCACCAGATTGACATGATAATAGGGGAGAGGGTTGATTTCCGTAACGATTGTCCAGTTGAGGGGTAAACCTCTCAGAGCCTTCTTGAGTTCTCCATTTCCTCTGTAATCAAGGTCGTAGCTATTCAAGGGGCCAAACTTCGATCGTAACCACTTATATACATAAGCCGTTACGGGTACTTTGACGATTTTGGGGGGCGTTATTGTTGGGGGTAAGTTGTAGTTATTTTCGCTCATTACCCTAATTTATTACGATACCTCGCAAAAACGAAGCGATGTAATAAAATCAGCCAATTTTAGCCTAAAAATCAATCGAAACTCGTAGTATTATTGCAAAAATACGAAATCTCATGTTTGAACTGTTTGGCAAACAGTTGGCGATTTTGTTAAAATCCAAGATCTACGAGAAACCGTACTATATCAATGTCTTTAATCAGTCGCCTCGCTCATAATGCCATAAGTTCCTGATTATCTGTCAATTAAGCCTAAAATTGCCTAAAAAACCGTTTTTGCCTCAATATTATACGAATTTAGTAAGTAAATAGGCGTTTTTAGCAAAAACCCGCCTAAAAGGCTGATATATAGAGGAATAAGTGTCTTAACACCACTCGCGTCTTAGGATCGCATTTCCCCTTTTTTTTACCAAAAAGGGGGGGTGATTTTTTTTTTTGTTAATTTGTCATACCAGTCGGCTTGTTAGAGCATAAGTTGTTGATTTTCAGTGCCCCCGAATTTTAACAAATTGTTAAAATATGCCGCATCTTCGAAAAAGCTAACAACCCGAAAGTCGTACTATTAGTGCACTAAAAGAACTAGACGTTTCCACAACAAATCTATCTATATTTTAACAAAATCGGCTGTTTTTTAACAAAAATACCCCGTTTTTTAACAAAATAAGGCCATATTTTAACAAAATGAGATTTATATAACTACTTATATATCAATAACTTAACTATATAATATATAAACTCACTTAACAAATTAACAAAAAAAAAAATCACCCCCCTTTTTTTCGAAAAAATAGGCGAAGCGTGAACCCTAAATGCGCGCATATATACGAGGCTAAATCCGTACTTGTTTTGAAGTAATTACGTATAAATACGTATGTATTCCGTAGGCTAGGGTAGAGCTCCGTTTTTCGCTCCTATTGGGCATAAAAAAAGCCTGCAAATCCTTTCAGATCTACAGGCTGGTCACATACATGACAAACGTTCTCAAACTATAACCTACTTACTTTTTGTTCTTCTTGCTCTGCCAAATGTTTCTGAGTTTAGTCCAATTGAGAATAATCTTCGGGGTAAGCATTAAGAGAATCGCTAGAATCACCAAGAACTGTCCGAACGGGTTCACCACATGTTCCAGAATGAGCCGAAACAATTGTACATCTACCATGTCCTGGCATAAGATCGGCACGTAATACATAAGCAAACCGATACTACTCAATATTAATTCTCCTTTCATTTCCATTGTCTTCGTTTAAAAGATGGTTACTCCATTAGCGGAGCTCCCGTCTGGTTTGTAATTCACTTGAGTATTGAACGGGTCTTTCTTCTCTTCGGGCGTATAAGGGCCATAGTCTCTGTAAGCTGGGAACTTCTCGACATGCTTGTCCAAGAAGTTCTTTATATCCGTTCCGAAAAGTTCAAATGCTTCGGCGCCTTTTCCCCAAAGGGAGTTAGGAGACGCATTGCTCTTCCTCAAGCCTTGATACTTTATGTTTATCAATCCCCCTTCTTGGATTCCTAATCCTAGGTAGGGAGCTGCCAGTTGTGATGCCCATGAGGCTAAGCCTTTTCTCAGATGGTGTACGAGTTCCTCTTCTTCTTGGATCAACTCCTCTCCATTGAAAAGCTTTTCCCTGAGCTCTTCCAGCAGAGGCTTTCCTGTGAGAGGTTCCAAATACCTGCGTTCCCCCTCGATGATGGTTGGCTGCATTATCTGGTAAATGACTCTCTCCAGCCCCTTGGCTATAGAGAAGTACCGTTCAAACGCACCTACTCCTGCGAATATCCCGTTTACACAGCGTTGGTGCGCCTTAGAGCCTTTCCATTCAGGAAATGAGTCTGATTCAGCTTCCATGACTTTCATGGCCTCATTCAGCCAGAAATTGCCGTTAGAGAACAGCTGCTGTTGAAATAGATACGAGCTGCCTTTGTCTGCAGGGATTGCAGCTTTCTCCTGGTCTACATACTGGATGCTTCCCATAGGAGTGAGGAATACACTATTCGCGATTATACTTTCACAAACCGCAAAGTTTGCTACGCTAGCTTGCAGAAAGCCTATGATCTTGCTCAAGTGGGCTGGCATATCATATTCCTCCTGGCTGTAATCAGTCTCCAGTTTTGCGAGTAATGCTTCACCTAGATAGGGGAGGAGCTCCTTTCGGGTCACCAGGCGTACGTGCGGCTTCATATCCTCCCACCGTAGCTGTTTGTCCACGGCTGGTACATGGTACTTCAGGCCGTAGGCTTCTGCTGTCCCTTCTGTATATATCGCGCGTATTAGCATCTATTCTATTATTGAGGGTATAGGGAAATCCCAGAAATACTTCTCCCCAAATCCATTGTATCGAAGAATAAAATTCAATGGCTCTAGTATTAGCGACCGATCAATACTAGAGAGGCTTTTTTGCGCCTCCCAAGCGTATTTAATCTCACTACCACTTGACATTGATCCTTGCTTAAAAAGCCCGCTAAGGTGCGGTAATAGCCCCACAGAGGCCGAAACCTTCTCATTTATCAAAGGCTCTAGCTTCGTATAGAGCTTATCGCCAAAATCGAAGGCAATTTTCTCGATTACGATATCAGGAATGCGTTTGCCTTGATGGTCTGTCATGAAACCCGTGACCAAGGTTTTGCCCACGTTCTCAGGTCTCGTCAAGAGCTCCTGAATCATCTTGCCTACCTGTTGTATAATCTCCTGATCTGAGTAAGCTTTATTCGTCTCTGGATTCGTTTCGTTTCGTTTAGTATTGATGTACCGATCCGAGATTTGGGCACTTACACGCGCCCCAAATCCATTGAGGAGATTCGATAAATGCAGATGAGGTATTACATTCTGTAACCTGACAGAATCGGCCGCCCCTCTCCAGAATGGTATCCCATAGTAGGGATAGCCAGTTGTCTCAACTTTGATATGGAGCAAGGCTTCCGTCCAACTCCCAGATCCTTCTTTGAACTTATACCCGTTCTGCTCCTTCTGGAAAAATGCCTTTCGTCTGAATGCAGGAATGACTCTGCTTAGATCGCTCGCTGTCCCTTGCCATTCTCCCGCTACAACATACTCCTGAATCTCCTGCCCATTTTCAGGCCGTAAGATCCTAACGCAACCAGGTTGAATGCGTGTCACCTCAATGATCTTTTTGGGGTGTCTCGCTGATCCCTTGGTAGGGATCATTTGCATGAAAGCATTCCCCGTTAATAGGTAGTCTACGAGTAAGAGGTAACTGGTCTTATTCAGTTGGTTATAGTCGAAGAAGTCCCGTATTTCTTCAGGCCATTTATTTCGCGGCAATTGCACGACTTCCCCATCCATCCCGATGGTATGGAGGCATAGCCCGCTTCCATGAAGAACTTGCGCTTTGGTTAATAATAGTCCAAGCAATATTGGGTTACCTGAAGCAAGATTTATCAACTCTTCAGGCATATTATTCGCGCCTTGGAACCAAGGAACAACACGAGAATGTACAGGTCTAATGCTCGTTATTGCGAGACTGGTACCTCGAAGTTTTGGACGCACGAGATCCTCGTCCGTCCTAGCAACTGTACCTTGAGCAAGAACTTTGATGTTCTTGCCAGATATCCCGAAATCTATTGCCTTGAATTGTTGATCCATACTGCAAGGTGTCTCAAATGGTTCTGAACAAGAAGGACAAGCTAGGAGGATTATCGCCTATTCATATTCCCTCGATAATGGATTACCTCCATCCCATTGAACCTTTTTATCGTGTCAATTAGCACATCAAAAGGCTGCTCATTTTCTATATCGTATAGCTTGAGCCTTCCTCCTAATTTTCGATTGCCTTCGACTCTTTTCTTTGGCCCTGGTTCTCTTCGCTTCCCTCTGATTTTGTCGCTGCTTTTCAGAATCTTCGCTTTCTTGACGAGAGCAAATGTCCCTCTTCCTAGGGGGGAAACACGAATAAATCCAATCGAAAATATGTGAGGTTTCCCCCCTATAATCTCCAGATTTATTTCGCTCAACATCGTTTGTTTATCTATCTGCATATCGATTGAGTCGCTTTAGTGATTTTCTTGTTAGTCAAGGAGTTGGCGCGGCGCGAAAAAAATTGAGGATTCCTTAACGGCAGAAAAGCGGCGTGCGCCCTTTAACATTAAGGGGGGCTGGCAGCACCAAAATAGTGATATAGTCACGGTAGCCTGGTGTCGAACTGGAACCAGCATTAAACAGCTCCTCCTATGCCACCCCCACCGCCTCCCGAGCCGAGGATCTCTACAAATCCGTAGTCGTATGCGTCCGTTACGTGTGCCTCTTCCTCTGGGTTCTGGCTGTTGGCTTCTCCACTCTTGTCCTTCTGGTATTTGTCTTTCAGGTTTACATCAGATAGGCAGAATATCAGTTGATGACATCCATATTCATAGAATCGGAGCTTTGGGAAAAGCTCCTTTTCTTCTAGGGCTTTATTGATCTGGCTGTGCTTGGTTGCATGTGGTGGATTGACTCTTCTGGATGTCATGATTACACGCCACTTCAACGCGCGTAAGGTAGTCTCCGCTTCCTGGAATAGATTGGTAGTGTTGTTCTTGGGCGATCGAGTGAATAGTCCGTTCACATCCCCACTCATAACGATTAAGCGTTCTTGATGGTCTTGGAACTCCGCTTCAAACAGAGCAAGGCATTGAGACACCAGGCCCTCATAAGAGAAGTACTCTCTTATGGCATAGATAATCTTCTTCTCTCTGTCGTATTGTAGCACCACCAAGGAGGTGAAGCTACCAAAGTCCCAAGACAGGTAGAGCATACGTTTCTCGTCGTAAGGATCAGTTAGTAATACATGCTTGCTCGCATTAAATCGCGAGTAAAATTTCTTGCCGCGCTTTACTGGAGGTTTATTGTCTATCTCGATATCAAACATCCTTTTGAGGCGAATACGCATCTTCTGTTGGCCGTAATAGTATTCGCCTAGGACTGCGAGGTTGTCGCGCCAAGTTCCCTCGAAGTATAGGGGGCTGAACTTATAGCCTTCGATTTCCTTGGCTTCCGCGTTCTTGTACTCCTCGTAAATCCATGGGTTGGTATAGCTAGGCATAGAGGAGAATAGGGCGATTAACTGAAAGAAGGGGCTATCCTTCCAGGCAAATACCCAGAAGTATTTGCCTTTTTCATTTATAACCTTACCCCACTTGGGACGATGCCATTCACAAGGGATTTTACTCCTCCTGTGGTGGCTCCCTCGTACTGCAGGAACGACTTGCCCCTCGAACTTTTCTTGGTCTACGTGAAGGAATTCATCTCCGAATAAGGCGTCATAAGAAGGCCCGCGCCCGCTGGTTTTGTTCTTCATACCGACCATATCAAGCACAACGCCATTGACGAAGAAAACACAGCTTTTGGGGTCTTTGGGGGGCGAATAAGCTTTGACCCAATTCTTCGGAGGAGCCTTGCCTACGACAAAATGGATATCCTCTTGTAAGCCCATTGCTTCGAGTTTCCCCTGTATCCCCGGCCAAATTCTATTCTTCAGCCCCTTGATTTCAGGGCCAACCAAGGCCGCTCGTCCGCGTGGATGCGCGCGCACGAACTCGAATATCAGGATAGCCAATAGGGTTGTCTTCCCAAAACCTCTCCCACAGATTCCTACAATGATATTGAACAATCCTGTCAGGATTTGTTCGAGTACCGATTTCTGTTTGGGGTTTACGTATATCTGTTGGGTTCTAATTCTCATTTTCTAAAACCTTCGTATCATCGGTGTAGATGATATTCATTATAGGGATTGTAGCTCCCTTTATACTGGTTTGATTCTCGTATAAACCAGTGAGTTTAGCTATTCGGTCTTGAATCTTGACAGCCAGTTCGTACTTCTCTTCTTCTACAGCTTGGTGGTATAAGTTTCTTAGTTGGGTTTCCATAAGATACCGCCTGGCTTCCATTTGTAGCCCCTCTACATCGGCTGCTAGCACCAATGCGTTCTTGTAGGCACTGGAAACGAGGTAGCCTTTCTTCTTCCATTCAGGTTTCCATTCAATAATAGAGTCTCGAATTTCCGATTCTGCTGTATCTTCTTGGATGAGGGCAATTATATGCTCAAGCAAGATTCTATAGGCATCATCCTCGGGAGTAAGGGGAGTTTGATCGCTGTAAAAGCTTTTAATTTTGTCTACTCTCGATTGCATCGCTCTTGTTGATCTTTTTGGTAGTATAATTCATGGAGTAGGAGCAAGTCTTTTGTCGTTTCTGCAGCTCCTTCGAGGTTGGATATTTCCGTTTGGCTTTTCCCGTTGGATTTGGCTTCGGAGGCTCGGTTTAGGTATTTGAGCCTCTTTTTCTTGAGCTGGCCTATGAGCTTTTGGAGCTCATTTGCACTCATGTTCGCCAATTTGGTCTCGCTGTAGTGGCTTTCCCCGTATTTTATGCTGGGTAGCCTAGAGGTTTCAATTACTGGTTGAACCCCTTGCTTTATGGCTTCTCGTTCTAACTCAAGTTTTGCTTGCTCTTGACGCAGTTCCTTGAGCCGATCCAATACATGGCAATTATGTTCAATATCTTCTGTCTTATCGCTTATTCGGAGGGTGTCTGCAAGCATACCTCTACTACGAGCCAAACCCGATATCTTTTTATTTAACTCGTGTAGTTTGGGCTTTCTCTTCCGCCTTTCCTGCTTCGGAGCCTCTTCAGGGAGTTCTTCGAGAGCCTTTTGAAGGTGATAGGCGATTAGCCCCTTGGCTGTTTTATCATAAGGGGGAGCTTTCGCTATTCTTGCCTTCAGGTTGGTTGGCCCCACTTCTAAGAAGAGTTCCTTGCCTTCCTGAAAATCCCTGTTCTGTAACCAAGCTTTTATCCGTTCGCTGATCATAGGGAACCTCCTATTCTCTTATTTAAATCGGTTATCCCTTCATCAATGATTTGGTATTCCCGTTCTCCATAGATGGTAACAAATTGGGGATTGCTCAAAAGCCTGATTATTTGGCTTTGCTTCATACTGACTTCTTCGAGCAGCCTGATACTGAGAAGCGCACTTTCAGAAGGGAGAGGCGTTTCGATTCTCGCTGATGGAGTAGGGGAGGAGCTTGGGAAACCTCCTTCTGCGTAGCCTCTTATTCTGATTCCCTCCATTTCTTGAATCAAAGGGCCATATTGAGGCGATTGCACCATCCAGCGGGGGGCTATCCATTCATGTTCATGAGCTCGGATCAAGCCGATTGGCTTTTCTCCGCTCGAATCGGCAATTGTGCCAAAGGGGGCTTTGCCTGTAGGGCCTCCTTCTGCCATTGACTTTTCGATCTTCATCACATTGGCGATACCAAGCGCAAAGGCAGCAGCTGCAGCAGGAATTCCCCAAGGGAATCCGAACTGTGCATATGTTTTTGTTACCGATTCGTAGGTATTTACTAGTGCCCGCGCTTTTGCAATCTTTTTAGACCTTTCGTTCTGTGCCGTCTCTATCTTTTCCCGTTCTTTGTTATACTTTTTCTCGATTTTGGCCTTTCTAGCCTCATTGCCTCCTGCCAATTTCAACTCTTTCGCTTTTCTGGCTTCTAAGGCATTTAGGCGTTTATCCGCACTATTTTGCGAGAATGTTTCCCAAGCATCCAAGGCCGACTTAACCGAGGATAGCATTGCCGCTTCCATGTTCTGGAGCTTCTCCTTCGTTTCCTGGCGTATTTTCAGCCTCTTATCGGCGGCGGCTTTTTCCTGGTCAATCTCTTGATTGAGTATAGCTTCTTTAGTCGAAGTGAAGTCAGCTTGTAATGCAGCAATTTGGTTTTGTAGGTCAATCTCTATCTCTAGCCTCTTATTGGCTACATCTTTATCAGAATCGGCAATCGCATTCTTCCGTTCTTCTGCTTCGGATTTGAGGTTTTGAATTTGTTCCTTGAGGAATCCCTGCTGGAGGCTCTTTTTGTCTTCGAAGTAATCTTTTTCTATCCCCAAAAGTCGATCTTTTAGGTTCGCTTCGACTTCTTCAACAGACTTGCCCGCCTTGACATCCTCAAGAACATCCAGGTTTGCTTCATAAACCTTTCGCCTTCTTCTTTCCTCAAGCAGTCGGATATCCCGCTCGAATCGTTTTTGGGCGATATGGCTTTTGGCCAAACTTTTCGTCTCTTCTTGTTTCTCTTCTTCCTCGTCGTATTTATCCTGTATGGCAAGCAGATCTTTTCGTTTCTGCTCTTCTAATAGCCTGGTCTGTTCTCTTATCTGGGAAGCATTCCCTTTTAGTTTGGATATTTGTTCAGCGTGTCGAAGCTTACGCAGAGCAATTTCTTTCTCCTTCCCCTCTTCCATAGAGGCTATACGCAGCCGTTCGATATTGGCTGCTGCTGCTACCACTTCCTTTTTGAGCTTCTCCTGATCTTCTTTGAAGCGTTTTCTGTACTCTTTGTTGCTTTTGGCTCTTTCGTTTAATGTGGCGACTCGATTAGCCTCTTCCACCTTGCCTGCACTCTCCATTGTTTTGCGTACCTGGTACGCTTCAATTTCTTTTTGGTTTTGCTCTAACCGACTTTTCAGATTCTCTTTTGCTTGATCTAAACCACTGGTGTCTATGTCTGCTTTGAGATCTACCTTAGCCAAACCTGTTAGCCCTCGGAAGTAGTTTAGCGCGTCTTCTATTGGCCCTATCAGATAGTTGTAGAGGCTCTTCATAGAATTCTTGGCTTGTTCCTTGAATACGCCCCACTTTTCTGGCCAAAATCTGAAGAAGCTTATTGCTGCGTTGGTCATTCTGAAGAACACCAACTTTGTGGTATTCCATAGCATTTTGAACCAGTGTCCTACACCTTGGAGAGATTCGCCTAATCTGGCATATTCGAGGTTGAGATCCTCTTGGGCTTGCATCTCCTCCTGCTTTTGTTGGATGAAGATGTTCCCTGTATCTATGAGATTGTCTAGGTTGGTGTCTATGTCTGCGAGGGAGAGTAGGTATCTTTCTCCTGCATCTTCTCCAGCTCCTCCAAATAGGTTCGTTATTATTGGCTGCAGGTTTCCTCCTGCTGCTTTAATGTCCCGCATCCCTTGGGATACTCCCTTGAGTGCGTCAATACTGGAGAGGCTCCCATCTGCGATTTGTGCAGCGAACTTCTCTCCAAAGTTATCTTTGATTAAATCGTGTTGCGCTTTTGTAAGGTCGTTGAGACGGAGTTTGAATTCCTTGATTGCATCAGGAGCTTTATCCGAAAAGACTCCCATATTCTGACCTTGGCTGATGATGGCAAAAGCCTCTTCAGCCGTATAACCCATGTCTTTGAACTGAGTTGAGTATTCGGAAATTTGGGCGATGTAATCCCCGTGTTTTGTTTTTGTTGCTAGGAGACCTTTTTGGACTAGGTTTAGGGCTTCATCGAAGCCTATTCCGAATTCTGCACTGGCTGCATTGGTGGCTTCGAGTATTTCGTTTACATCAACATCAAAGGTATCAGCCATCGCTTTCGCTTTGGCTGTCGTTTTGTTGAGCGCGTCTCCACTTTCCCCTGAGAAGGCATTTACCGTTTCCCTAAGCTCGTTGAATTCTCCAGCGATTTGTGCAATGTGCTGTGCGAATTCGGTTATCGCTTGTATGGAAAAAACGGCAAGCATTATGGGGCCTAAAGCCCCAGCTAATTTGCCGATATTCAGAAAGCCTTTCGCTGCCTTAGCCTGACCTGTACGAAAGGATTTCATTTGGGTCTTGACCCCCTTTATTTGATCTTCTACTTTGGCAAGCTCCTTTGCCTTCTTTACAAAGGCTTCTGTCCCTGGTTTAAGGCCGTTCAACTCCCTTCGTAGTTGCTTGGCTTTTTTCTTTAAGTCACCAAAGGTGTCTGTTATTTGCTCACCATTGATATGTAAATCAAAGTGTATCTCGTCTTTTCTCAAGCTCATAGACGCATAGTTATCTAGAGCCTGCTTTTTTACTTAGGACTTGTTTTGGAGGTTGGATTTGAGTTGCGCCTTCATCCAAGCAGCCTGATTTCGTTGAAGCATTCCTCGGAGTACTTCGACTAGGTAGAAAATCGACTTGTTCCACCAACGCTTTTTGCGCTTGGTGGGTTTTTGGGTTTTTGCGAATAGGATGGCTGATGCCACTCTCGCTATTTTCTTGCTGCGAGGGATATTTGCTTTCTCTCCGTAGCCAGGCGTCTTCCTAATCCGTTTCCTATGCTCTTTTACCCATTTTTGAATAGGAGCAATAGGCGGTCTTTTTCTCCATTCTTTGACCTTTATATCGACAAACCGTCCTGCGTCTGGAAATGATATCTGGACGTTGGCGAAATCGCCAGCCACTTGAATATCAAAATTGATGTTGTCTTTGATATCGGGCGCGTGATCTCCTGCTAATTCCAAATTCCTGCTTATGACCTTACGGGCGTAAACTACCCATTCGGCAATTGTTTCCTGCAGGAATCTTTGCTGGTCTCCGCTGCTCATCTTCTGACTCATAGTAGTAGGATTTCTGCAGTTGCACTAATAACCCCTTGATTCCCTAGGGTTACTGAAAGCTTTCTGAGTAGGCCGATAACTGAACTCGTTTCGGTTTGGATCTGGATTCGCTTCTTGAAATCGAGCTTTAGTAAATCACTTACTTTTAGAAGCAGTTTCACCTTTATGATTGGTCTATTGGTGGCCTGTATCCAAGCTTGCCACCATTGGGCATACAGCCCCTGAGAACCATCCCAAAAGAGGCTATAGTTGTATTGGCCGTTTATGGAATCTGATCTTAGACGAGGATAGTCGCCTGCTAAGGGTTGATCTGGAGATTGTAAGCCGTCGAAGAATAAAAGCTGCGTTTCGATCGGTTCTTCGAATTGCCCGAATGGTTTTGCGTCCACCCTGAAGGAAACTCTTGGGATTCGATGTGTGTATTGCTGATTGTTTAGGTTGTAGTAGATTGTCTTTTTCATCCGAGTCGTGCCTATGGGAATGTTCAACTCGGTTTTAGGCTTTTTGGCCGTCTTTAATGGGTATTGATTGTGAGTAAGAAGGTTCCATTGCGCCCCTTGGTATTTGTAGAAAGCGTTCTCAAACCTTACCAGTACGATGTCATCTTGATTTGGACTTTGTGGTAAATCAGAGAGGAGTTGTACTTCTGTCTCAGTATTTGGGCGGGTTTCAATTTCAGGATGGAAAAGGCTATCACTCCCGTTATCCGAAGCGAAAGAATAGCTTGCTGCATCTTCGTATCTTATTGAATAGGATAGACATTTCTCCGTCCAATCAACCAATTCTGCTACCAATAGATCCTTCTTTGGAAGAAAAGTAACCTCCTTGCCTTTCACCTCGATAGCGAGGTTGAAGAGTTTTGCTATCCCGCTTACTAGTTCCAAGGGACTGACATTCGGGATATGCTCGCCTAGTCTGATGGAGCCACTGCTAAAATGGGTAGGAAGCCCATAATATGTATTTTCTTCCTCTGCGAGGCTTTTGTTTGTTAGACAAACTAATGTCTTTATCTCTTCATCTGAAGTCCAAGACGACTCTTCTAGATGGTAACCTATGGCTTCTAGAATGGAGGATATTATGGGTAGGATATAGGGTAGGGGAACTAGTAATGAACCAGGATAATGTATATCCCAATTGTTGATGAAGGATTCATGAATAGAGTGAAATTTTTGGTTTATGCCATCCCAGTAATTCATAATTGTCCATTCATGATTAGGGACGGAATCAACAACGAGTATTGCATTATCCTCGTCCCACTTCCCTTCGTTCAGGACGGGAGCGAACACATAAAGTTCGTTTCCTGAGATGACAGTGTCCGTTGCATGGTTGATGACTTCCTGATGTCTGTTTTCTGGATTTGTTGCGTTTGATACAACGATTTCTTGGAATTCGACATCGCTCATTTCAATCCCCTCGAGGGAGTCTTTCAGGTTTTTTTCATCTATAATGAGAGCGATAGAGATGGTGTTCCCAAGGGAACTGGCATCTTGAATCTTTAGTTTTCCTTGATATAATTCTATTCCAGAGAAGAACAAAGAGGCTTCTATTTCTTGGGGATTAGACGCAATTGCGGCAATGCCTGGATACTGTAGGAGCCAGCCATTGCCTTTGTGAGGGATATTGGTGGAATATGTCCAGCTGTTCCGTCCTATTTCGGATGCGAAATAGGGACTAATTAACTCTAATCCTACCGAAATATCTTTCGGTAGGATTAGGCTTCCTTTAGGTGTTCTTATTTCTAGCATGTTTCGCTGCTGTAAATATTATTCTTCCTCTAAGTGACGTGAACATATCTCGAAAGATTTTCTCTGTGAGCTGACCGTTTACTTTTAAGACCTGGCTAATAGTCAAGTCATAATCTGGTGGCAATGCTTCCAACCTCCGAAAGGGTTGCTCTAGGATTCTTTCCCCGTATATTTCTTTTATAGATATAAGAAATCTGGTGATTTCATCTTCAGACATGTGAATCTTGATTGCAATCATTTCTCGGTTTGGTAGAAAAAACTGGAGTTCATGGAAGCACCAACCAACGTGAATTCCTTTATCGAAGACTAAAGTTTCCCATGTATAGAAAAGGAGGAGCTGAAGGTTTAATTCGCTGCTAGGGAGACGATTGCTGATGTCCATAGTTTTTAGTGGTTGATATTAATATTGAAATTTAATGTCAAATATAGGGATACGATAACGAGGGATTGAGATATATTTCTATTATCCCGATTCGGAGAGATTCCAAAAAACCTCGCTCGTTTACATCTGTTATTCGGCCATCTATTCTTAAGGCTTCCTTTATCTTCGAGTCATCAAGTGGCCAAAGCGACTCAAGCTTCGAAATGGGCTCATCCAAAACATCTACTCCATATTGTGACTTTAGGAGCGAGAAGATAGTATATATTTCCCTTTCAAGGAGGTATACCGTTGGGATAAAAAACCGTTTTTTCCCTGCATAGAAATAGAAACCGAGGAAATTATTGATAGTGTGATACTGGCAATGAATGATTAGAGGTTGAAGTGTGAAAAATAGGAGGAGATGAAGGGTTAGCACATCGATGGGAAACTTAGCGTATATTCTCATCTATTTCGTATCTGATTTTTGAGGAAACTAGCTTATTGGGTTCGATTGTAAGGCTATCAGTAGATATATTAATCGGGATAAGCCCAGCGTCTGGCTTTAATGGATGCCCCGATCTCCAAACTTTGGGGGAGCTTAATAGGTCACTTAGCCATATTTGGCCATCCTCCGTTTGGAACCCCGTGAACTTCTCTATTAGAAGCGTCTCTTGGATGTTTTGCGCGGATATGTGCTTCTCTAGAGGAGTATCTATACTTGTCCGTCTGTTTATTGTTCGTTTGACTTGAGGTATTATCTTTTCTTCCCCTGTCAGGTATATGGTATCCAAGCCTCCTAGGCAGTTCTGGAAAACGAGGGATGTTCCTTGGGGATGCCAAATAGGGACAATGTGTAGTGGTTCGCTGATTGGATTTTGATTTATGGTATCTCCAATCAATGTAATCGTATACCTGGAAACCTCTGAGTTGGTTTCGAATGACTTCAATCCGAGCATTTCGAATCCTATAGGGAACTGGATAAGATCGCCGCTTCCTGGGAAAGTGGTTTCTAAGTCCCAATAGCCGATATTGGAAAATGCTGATCCATCATCAAAGGCAAAATCGATTTTGAATGGGAATTTCCCATTTCTAGGAACCGTTACGTTTTCCTTGAGCAAGAAACTATACCAGGCAGGAGAGTCCCGCCCGATGAGAACTATCTGGTCATCGTACTGAGGATTTATGAGGGGCTTTCTCCCCTCAATCCACTGGTCTAACCAGGTGTTTTGAAATCTTCTGGGGTATGTCGTGAGAAGCAATTGCTTCAACACTACATGTTGTATGTCGATTATTTGGCCATCCTCGTATTCATGGAAGCTGATTGAGTATTTTTTGTGACTGTCTACTAGTATCCTCAATGCCTCTGTATTGGGCGCGTTGATTTCTAATTCTTCTCGAAGAATTGGAGCAAAGTCAAATGATACATAGCCGTTTAGGAATCTCCCCTTGAGCTTTGCCAATGTCTTGTAGCTCCAGTTTCCATTGGGGGCATGGGGAGGGGCAATTTGTAAGGTTGCCTCAATGAAATAGTCGCCTGTAGGAGTGTGGCTTGGGCTTATCTTGTAGATAATTCCCAATCCGCTAGGGGAGTGTTCTGGAGCGGGTTGATAGACTACCATAATGCTATGACCTCCTCCCATCGGTTATTTTCTTCCCCCCACAATTCTATTGCTATTTCCGTGTGAGCCCCAAATTCTTGAGGCCCGTTTATAGGGATAATCATTTTCTTTTCGGTTGGAACTCTCAGTAGGGTATTTCTGTGAAAATCTTCTAGAATCTGATGGAACTCTGAGAGAGAATCCACGGCTTTTCGAATTCGTCTAGTTTGCACCTCCGTTTCATCGGGAGCGCAAACCCAAACGAGATGAACTTGAACCCGATACGTAAGTATTGGCCGCTGGTGGTTGGGTTGATCCCGCTGCACAACCCAACTGGGAACAAATAAGCTACCTGTTGCATTGTCGGAGATCTTCTCTTTCGAGTCTTCCCATTCGTATGAAGCTACTTCGAATATTCCAGCGAGTATTCGAAGTAGTTTTTTTATATCATCTAGGCTTTTAATCATTGTCTTGCTCTTCTTCGAGGAAAGTAAGTACGTCTAAGAGGGCAGAATTTCTTCGGACATCCTGTATATCGTTTCCGAATACTGCAGTCTTTGTGATAGTATATTCTAGTTTCCTCCAAGAAGTGCTTTGGCCGTTTTCCTGGAAGATTTTAGGGAAAAGCATTGGGATCAGTTTCCCAGCCGCCTCCATATACTTTAAGGCAGCGAAAAGAGCTTCTTTTGGCCATTTAATTTTTGAGCGATTTTCACATTTGGACAGATCGAAAGCCTCTCTGTGTCTGTGGATTTCGTTCTTTGCTCTTTTATCTCCTTTTGGACGGTAGAAAATCGAAATAAAAAGAGAATAATCAGGCTGAGCATCCGCCAAGATCTGGGACATGATTGCCCATTCTCCCAAACTGATATCGAGCATGTCTTTTCTAGGTGCGAAAAACCTTTTCCGCCCAATTTTTACCGTTTTAATTGGGCAAACTAGTGCCTTGTCAATGGGAAGGGGCTTCCAGAAATGGTCGGAAAGCTTAGCAATGGCTTCTAGTTCTCCTAATGTCTTCATTGCAAGATCCTCATCTTCCGATTTTTCTGCTGTTTTAATCATTAGCTCTAAAGCCGCAACGGCTTTGGAAGAGGAGAAATGTCCTATAACTCCGATTTGCCTGGCTAAGGTCTTCCTGGCTGAAATCATGGGAGTGATTGCAATGAAGTCTTTCTGCTCTAGTTCCTCCCAGTTGGGGATAGCTATTTTGTATGAGTAAGGGGGGGCTTCACCCTGTCTGATTCTGAGTCTGATTCTTTTCATACTTATCTATTTTGCGGGGCGACGTATGGGAGATTCGTAATTGAGAAGAATTCCTGTTCATCTGGAATTTCTTGGATTTTATCTCCTTTTTCTACTCTCCCGTCTATGAATAAAATCCCTTTTTCTTTCGCTGCTTTTATGGCAGCAATTGTATAATTCGTTGATCCCGTTCGAGTCCAAAGTATGTTCCCGAAATTACCCTGGTCTGCGATGAATATGTCTATCGGGATTTCTCCCAGGGATGTCTTCCATGTCAGACGTAGGTACTTCCCTTTGATGGGATCGCCTTTCTCTGGTCGCCACTTCCTGAATATGTTGGTAAACTTTGGGGATCGGCTTGATTCCCCAAAGAGCCCTGTTTGGACTCTTTGAGGAATTACTACAAGCTCGATGTCGGAAACTTCGGACTTCTCCCGTCTAATTGAGCCAGCTATCTGGCATTTCACGCAAGCTTCTCTGATCTTGGATTCGAGCTTTTTGGCTAAGGGTAGGATTTTATGTAGGGGGAATTTTTGTTTCATGTTTTTAGATACTTGAAGGATTGAGGCGGAGTCCCTTTGAGCGGTTTCGGTTTCGCATACTTTTGCACTTCACCTATTTCGATGATGCCAGCGAGGTCCAGGTTATGAAGGTATGATTGGTATTGGTCTTGGCTAATCCCAGCTTTCCCCCCAAATTCCCCCCAAGCGTATTCTTTTGGATGATATGCCATCTTCTTAATTGAGAATTCCCCGACGATCATTTTGGTTGGAGCGGTTTCATAAATCAAAATTTTGTCTATCTCCCTGATGGGAAGCTTGCGTCTGATTTCGACGGTCTTGCTCCCCTGCAGGATTCGTCGAGAATGTTCGGGATGTATTGAGAATATTGCTTTCATAATCCATGATAGCCTTAAGAGTCTGATTTTCGTCCGTTGAGGATCCATTCTTCCCGTTCTGTGTATTTAACAATGGTGGCTGAGATCACGAAATGTACAGGAGAGGGATTGCGTCTCAATTCATCATTCAACCAATCTTCTACTGGCTGGCTTATCTGTAAAGATTTGATATAGCCGATAAAATATTTGGGATCAAGTTCTAGGAGTAAATAAATCATCTGGAAGATGAATCCGCATCTTTCTATTTTATGCTCAAAATCTATGATCTCTGTCTCTTGATAACGGGCGGAATTGACTTCTTTATCGAAGTAGATTCTCCCTGTGGGGATGGGAATAGACCTTACTTCGAGAATTTCTATATCTCTGATTGATAGGGTCTTCCCCAAAGAGTAGATTTCTATTCGTTCGACGAGCTTATCTGCGATTCTGTCTAACTCTGCTGGGTATTTAGTCATAATTCGAGTTATTCAAGTTAATTATTTGGATGCCTGTTGAAGTCCGCTTTTTCTGCTCTCTGATTCTCCGAATGGCTTCAACCATTGTTATCCCTTTGGGGGTGTGAATCGAGGGTCTTTGGAGAATTTCTAGGTCTTTGGTTGATGGGAACTTACCCCGAGGATATGTTTCTATTCGTTCCGTGATATCCTCCAATATTCTGTCTAGTTCTGGTCTGGATTCATGCATAATCATGATTATTCAAGCCAAAAGATGTCGGCTTTAGCTTTTCTCAGCGCATTCACCTCTTTCTCCGTTATATGGGTTTTCTCTAGGTCGTAGGAGCATTTTGCTTGGGGGCATGTCCCCCAAGCTCGGTATCGACCATATCTTTTCCCTTTTACTACTTGCCAGCTTAGCTGAAAACTGTTTCCTTCCCATCCGCAAGAGCATTCATATCTTTTCTTCTTCATTATGATTCTCTTTTATTTGGTGAGTTTAGTCAATGGTGGTTATATCGCATCCAGCATCTTTGATGGTCTGGAGATCTTCTTCTGTTATAAACATTTCTTCTAAATCTTCAGTACAGCCATCTTCAGGGCAGACGCCCCAAGCATAATATGGAGCGGGTGCGTTGTCTCTTTCTCCAACTTCCCAGCTCAGGTCAAAGGTATCTCCAGACCATCCACACGAGCATACATATCTTTTCTTCTTCATTATGATCTTCTTTTATCGAGTGCAGAAACCAAGTTTAGAAAGCTCCCGACTCCGATTTCATCGGTTTCGGATATTAACAATGCGTGTTCGAGTTTTGGATAACAAACAAGCTGTCGAGTCGAAAGTATTTGGAACCTTTTGCCGTCGGCGAAGTAGGGAGCAATGATAAAGGAGGCTCCTTCCCAACCGTGTCGAAAGAAGAAGAAGCCTTCTTTCTCCTCGTCCAGCCCTTTTGGGTAATGGGAGCAATCTTCTTCGAATATTGAGAAGAATACTTTGGCTACGATCATCCCAAACTTTTCTGTCACTGAAAACCCCTTGAAAGTGAGGAATTGGGATAGTGTTCCTTCCTCCCCAATTCCGCCAAACAACTGATAGGCAACATCCAGTAGAAATGTTGTTTTATTCTCGCTCAGAAAGCCTAGGTCGCATCGACGCTCCCCCTTTACAGTTATACGAAAACGAAATTCGTTATCGACTGTCTGTTCGATTGTAATCGTTGCGTATTTGAGGGTGTAAGTGGTAATTGATCCTTCCAAGGGAACTGGGAACTTTCGGAAGTTATATTTTGTCTTATTCAGTGGTGTCATCTTTTTCTGTATTAGACTCCTTTTTAATTAGTTCGCCTAGTTTGGCTATTAAGTCGAGGGTAGGCTGGGCTTTTTGCACGTAAAATTCGTGAAGCTTCTTTAGGAGAATAGTTATCACTTCCTTGATATCGCTTTCTTTACATATCAGTTCGTGGACTCTTCCGTAACGATCGACTTTAAATAGGTTCGGATTTTCTAGACAAATAGGCTCTTGTGGGTTGTATGGATCTATCCATGCGTTATGTTTATCCCATGGATAAAGTTTGCCAAGGGGGCTTTCTTTTATCTGAATGCCGAAATCGGTGATTCCTATTTTCAGCTTAATGAGGTTTGCTCCCCGTTCTTCCATCTCTTCAATCAGCTTGTTTGCGATACGATCCCGTTCTAGGGGAACAATGGTGCTTCTTGCCCAAAGGTGTTCCTTATTGAAGAGAATGACATGCTCTCCTCTTTCTGTTAGTAGGGAGGTTAATGCTGGAGGTATTGCCAAATACTGAAAGTTGGCATGAATTACTTTAGCTGTTTCCAAGCTTACTATTTCGTTAAGTAAGATTTTCTTCTCCTGAGCCGTTTTCTTTTTTTTCTTTAATGCCTTCAAGCGTTCGGATCTTTCTTTGTCTGTGAGGATTTCATACCCGACATGATAATAGACACAGTCTTTTATCCTTAAGCCGTGTTTAATAGCTTCTTTTACCAGAGGCGTATAGTCTTTAAAGATGACATTGATTAATTCCATGTATTGATTGTTTTAATGGTATTCTAGTTGATGGTTTTATTCTTCGTTAGCTAGACAAGAATCCTCCTTAATCGCTGCGAGTATCATGTCTTTTGCTTCTTTCTTGTCTCTTAATCGGCAAGCAACCCAATATCTCTTGTTTGGGTATTCTCCTTCTTCCTGAATGACCAGGTTATCTTTCTCCCACATCCCAGATCCGTCCGTAACTATTTCGAACACATTCCATTTGGGAATCCCCTTCTCTAGCTCTGCGACTACACTGATTACTTGAGATTGTCTTTCTTCTTCAGTGGGAGGCAATTTTTCGTTGATTAGCTCCCGAATTACTTGTCCGTGACAAGGTTTTGGAGAGCAGAAGCAGACAAGGTAAACATCGCCTTGTTTGGCAGCTTTGTAGATCTTGTTTAGCTCTGTCGTTATGGCTTTGTTTTTTTCTTTGATTTTCTGATGAAGCCAAACTCTGTACTTCTGGATAGATTCCTCTCTATTTTTACATAGGAATTCTTTAGGGGTTTTAGCCAGGTGCGAGAAGGGGTTCCCCAATGGAGAATGCTTCCCTCTCCCTATGTAAAAGACTTGTTTTCTATTTAAGATATTGATCATAATCGTTATGCTTCGTCATCGTTTATGAAGGCATATTGGATATTGATCGCCGCGTCGATTTTGGAGAGATCAAAGACTAGGGCTCTCCCAGTCACCTTCATGGGGCCTCGTTGGCCATTTTTGACGATGATTCGTCCATTTGTTGAAATTTCAGTTTTATAGCCTATGCAGACCCCATTTTCACGACTTTCTTTCTCCAGGAACGCAGGATGCGCTCGGAGCTTCCTGCGTTGGAGATCGTTTTTGCTCACATTTTGGATTTCGGGGAATACCTTTCTTAGGTACTCCCGAAATAGGGGGTAAACATTCTTCAGGGAGATGTGTAGGGTGCCATCTTTGTATTGAGGGAACTTAGTGGTATCTACATATGCTCCTACGGCTCCTATGACATTCACGCCACTTCGGTTTGTGGCCAATGATAGCCAGTCGAAGAATATCTCCGCGATCCCTCCTTTACCCATGGCTCCCGATTGCGCAGCCGTTTCAGCTATCGCATATTGGTATAATTCTTCGCTTGTGTAAGGGAAGTCCAATCCAGATTCAATCATGGCAAAAGTGGGAGTGAGCATCATTGCCCATGATTCGAGAATCCGTTCATTAATACCGACTGGAGCTAAATCCAACAAACACTCTTTTACCTCCAGGAATCTTTCTCTAAAATTGGGTTCCACATTCCTGGTATGAGGGAGAAGTTCTCCCATTAGATGACCTAAGCCTTTATCTTCTAGGGCTTTCAGGGAATGGTAGTTTCTTTTCTCTTCTCTTGATCTGTCTTTTGGAGCGATGGTAAGCTCGACATGTATCCCTCTCTCTCCAACCTCTTCTCGTTTGAAGAGGAGTTCTCGATCTTGAGCGATCCCAATCATGCTACCAGTTGGTTTCTGGTAGTCGATGGTGCTAAAACTCGTTTTAGCATCCATCTTGGCAGGAGCTTGCCTATCATAGGCAGCCTTTATTAAGCTCTGAATGAACTCTGCTTTCTTAGCTGTCAGCTCATTATAAACAGTAAACCAGCTATTGTACGCAGAGAGATGCTCCCGAGTAGATGCGTTAGTTGCTCCAGATCCATGGTTGAGCGTCATAACGGGAGCAATTGCCCCTAGACTTTCTACCCATTCCGATTTCCCAAACTTGTTTGGAGCGGTAAGAAGCAAGACAGGGTATTTACGGAGCTTCTTTTCTATTATGTGTACGTTTATGGTTCCTAGCAGAAAGATGATTCCAGTTAGTCCCTTTTCATATACGGAGCTAAACCGTTCGACCCAACTGGAGAAGTTTACATCTGCCTTCCCTCGATGTTCCATAATCGACATGGCTTTGTACTTCTCTCGTTCCTTTTTCGGGATCAGTTTGCTGACTCCGGGCCAAAACAACTTGGTTCCTTCCCAGTCGGCTGTGCCTTCCGAGTCTACAGGATGGAACTTCCCCTCCAGGGTTGTATAGCCACCGCCACCCCAAATCCATATATTCCGCGAACTATCCCAACCTGCTTTATTTACTTGCTCTGCTTCCTTTGGGTTTTTCTTAGTCAAGAGGTGATATACAGCTAGGAGATCTTGGCCGCTACCTTTGAAAGAGAGGTTTGCTTTTGGGTATGCTTGGAACTTTTTGATTAAGCTCTTGGGGCTTAACCAATCTTCGGAAGATATGAGTATTCTGAACTTATCCCGACGATCAAAACGCCGAAACAGAAACATCCCTTTCTGATCGACTCCATCCGTTATTTTGAGTCGCCAATCTATGAAAGTGAAGTTGCTTATTGATTCCGAATTACGAGCCCCTTTCTTTATATGGTACATGCCATTTTCCTCCCAAAGAGAAGATATTTCGTTTTTCGTTTTCGCGATACTGATATCCCCCGTTGTAGGAGATATCTTGTACTGTGTTCCACGGAACACAAAATCGGATGTCAGTTGATGGATTTCTCTCCAATCGTCTGGAGAATCTATCCCTAGCCAGTCACGAATACTCTTTTGGCTGTTATAGCCCACGGTTCTCAATGTGAAAACTTGGGATTTCTGATCTCTACTGAGGTCCAGGTTGCGAATCAGCCGCCCCTTGGGATCTGTAACTGCTTGATACCATTCCAGGAGTTTCTTTTCTACGAATCGCGATTGTGTTCTTGCTGTGGGTTTTCTTGGGAACAGCAATTTCAAATTTACTTCAAGTTCGCTTTCTTGGAGTGCCGTGATAAGGCCGAAGATCCCTTCTTCCGATTCACTCATTACAGAGCTGCTATCTTCTTCCCCTTCGGCGATCTCCCAAAGTTGTGAAGGGACTAGAAAGATAAGTTCTCTGTATCCTGCTAGAGCCGCCTTTAGAGAGGGATGAAGTTTCTTGCCGTCGGGTGCCGTTTTCCAGCCAGCTATGTGAGATATGCCTATCGAGGGAACTCCCAATTCGGTTAGAACGTAAGCAAGCACCTCGTCTACGACCATAAAAAGCGAATCCTCCCTGTATTGACCAGGGAAAAGGATTTGTCCTAGTGTTTTGGCTTTTCTTAGCTTTTGGGGCTGGTATACCCCATAACTGACTACTTGGTCGGATGTCTTTCTACTATGGGTAATCTTTCCTTTCAGATTCCTTCTGTATATAGAAATGGTGTTTTCTTCCCCTGGTGCGAAATCTTCGTTTTCCCTGCTGATTTTCAATCGATCACAAAGAGCGATGAAGTTCAACCAGGTGCTCTTTTCCCAGAAGTCTTCTCCTTGGAGCGATTCGATGGGGATTCCCGATGCTTTTTCGAGATCGAGGAGGAGTTCTTCTCGTAGGAGCTGGTTTTCGATTTTAGCTAGATATTCCTTTTGAATTTTCTGGACAGCCTCAATACGATCTTGAGTCTGCCAAGTATTTGAACTTTTCTTTATGAACCCCCATAGCCATTCCAACCAAGAAACGGTTAGGTTGTTGATGGCTTCCTGTTTTTTTTCTTGTTCCTTGTCGGAGAGGAAATCTTCAGGATCTTGGCCTTCTAAGGCTACAACTTTAGGCATCAAGCCAGCTTCTAAGCAGAGAAGTAGAGCTCTTGCTGTCGCCTTTTGGCCTTCCTTATCCCCGTCGAAGCATATGGTTATGCTTCTTCCGAGTGGTTTTAATAGCCCTATCTGCTTTTCTGTTAATGCTGTTCCACAAGGAGCGGCTACATTATGTATCCCTGCTTTGTGCATGGCAATAACATCGAAATAGCCTTCGACCAGGAAAGTGTTATCTTCTTTGATTATCGTTCTCCTAGCCCTGTTCAGGTTATATAGGCTTTCCTTTTTTTTATAGAGGATGGTTTCGGGAGAGTTTATGTATTTGCCTGGTGTGGGCTTTGGATCGTTGGGTATGATGCGTGCGCCAAACCCCACTACTTGCCCCCAACTGTTGTGTATGGGAAATATCAGTCTATTCTCAAAAGCCTTAAGGATGCCTGTTCCTTTCGTTGCGCTGATGGTTCCGTCGGCTTTCAATTCCTGCAGGAATCCTTTTTTCGCGAATCCTATCTGGAAATCCTCTATTACTTCGTCATTAAGACGCTCTGAGAACGCTTTTAAGAGGAATTTAGATGCAGGAGATCCTTCTTTCAGGCTTTCTCCGAAGTAGATGGCTGTTTGCTCTAAACGATCGGCTAGTTCTTTCTTTCGCTTGTATTCTAGGTTTTGGCTTGAGCCAGAATCCCCCCCTTCGTATTCGATCGTTATGCCAAGAATTCCTGCAGCTTTTTTTATTGCTTCTGGATAGCTCAATCCCTCCAACTCCATAAGAAATTGGATTGAGTTTGAGCCACCAATTCCAGTCGAGAAACATTTCCAAACCTTTTTACGAGGGTTTAACATGAAAGAAGCTGTTCTCTCGCTTTTAAAGGGGGATTTCCCTGACAGAGTAGCTCCGCTGTTTTTTAGTTTTACAACCGTCCCTATAATGTTAACGAGGTTGTCAGCAGAGTATATGGCATCAATAGAACGTCTTGATATTCTTGGCATAGTTTTGAAATTTTAGGGGGATCTCCCGAGATCCCCCTTCCAACTGGTCTTTGTTTTTGTCTTGTGCCTTTTGTCTGCCCCACAAATTCCTCAAACGCTCGGGGCAAATTGAGGACAAAAGAGGTCCAGGGTACGATCTAATCGTACTTACTCTGTGCTTTGGCTAGCGAGAGCTACTGGACGTGTAGTATATTTAATTAATTAACCTATGATTCAGATATAGTATGGTAGGAGCTAGGATGGGATTCAAATCCGTGAGCGGGATCGCATAGGAGAATACTTTTATCGTTTCTATGTTCACTGAGAAGCCATCTTTGCTAAAAATGAGCTTCCAGCCTTTGAATAGGAATTCGTTTTCTCCATGATCGAACCAGCGGTTGCCGATTTCTATGACCTCTCTTTGCGCTATAGTTAATGCCATAATAGTGGTATAAGGAGCCTATTGCCGTTTTGGGTATTATTTCCCTGGTAGAATGTCTATTATTTCTCGTGTGTAATCTTGTCGGTTTAGATGGGTGCCGTGGCTAAAATGGTATACGAATTTTCGCCAAGTCGCTTCTTCAGTGTCGTCCATTTCTATGAATCTCCTCGCAAAGTCCCACCCTTCGAAGAATAAAAGAGTGGAATTAGCATCTAGGAAGTCTAGGTATCTTCTTACACTAAAGTAGCGTTTTTCCGAGGCTAACGCACTTCTGCTTTTCGCAGCTTCCCAGATATCTGCAACCATGCTTTTCCCTTCGTAGGTATAACGTAGTTTCTTTTTAGGGAATGGATAACCGTAACGGTTAATGCCTAGGTTCTCAGATTCTACCAATAAGCCTCCTAACATATTCGGAGCTAAAGGATCGGAGGCGTGACCGAATAGGATATTCTCTTCCTGAGAGTCTTCGTCGGTTGGACTAACAGAGAAATCGCCTGTATTCTGGCAGTAAAAGAGTTCGAAGTCTGTCCAATGGCTTGGTAAGCCGCTTTCTCTATTTTCGACTTCCTTCTTAATCGTTTTGGCTTTATTTAGCAGCTCATCATATATCGCGCCTTCTAGGCAGCCTTCTGTACGTCCTAAGAGCTGGATTTGATCGCCTTTTCTTTCAAATAGTAGATCTAATCCAGCAATGTGGATTTTTTCGTGTCCTGAGAAACCTGAGCAAAACAGCTTTATTGCGTTCTCATGAGGTTTTATCAGTTTCTGGATATGGGTGTCTATTTCGGTTCTCGTTATCATTTTCTATTGCGTTAAGGTGTTCTGTATGAGGTTTTAAAAATATGAGCGATCCTTGAAACTACCCAGCATACCGTCAAATACACTATCGTTGATCTCTTCGGCTAGAACTCCGATTTCGTCCCACGATTTTCTGGAGATCTTCTTATTTGCATAGTTCTCTCTGTAAATCTTATCTACTCTTCTGAGAAATTCAAGATTGATTGGGGTCTCTTCTCTAATTAGGCCTTCTCCTTTTTCGTTGGATTCCCCTTCAAGCGAGGCTCTTATGCACTGGTAGTTCAATTCTCCATTGTAATCCCTGTCTTTGCGTGGGGTTCCGCATAACCATATATGCCCCCACCAGCTAGACAAAGAATTCTCGCTCCCTCTATAAATTAAGATGATTGTATTTAACAATATGGACAGCTTTAGACCATCCTCTCTGAAGTAGCTTGCTGCATGCCAGATAATCTCTAGTTGAGTCTGAGCGATTGATCGCCCTTCCTTTCCAAAGAATTCTTCCCAGTCTCTTGGTTTGTTCACCATGAAGAATAGATTTTGGGCAAGCATCCCTGTGTTCATTCTTACCAATGTGAAAGTCATCCCATTGATTGCGATCGTCGCTAGGGTCATAAAGTCTGTTCCTCCTTGTAAAGAGCCTGGAAGCTTTTCAATTTTGCAACTATATTTTGACATGGGATTTTCTTAATTGAGATTCAAGAAGTTGATCAATGTATCTAGCAAATAGATGAGTATCTTCTGGTGTGGAACATTGTAGCTTAAATAATTTAAAGAATCCGTTTTCTGTATCACGGGTAAGGAGTATGCGACCAGAACCTAACTTGAACCAGCCATCTTTTATTTTTATGGTAAATGTTCCTTTTCCCTTCCGACTCCAAACCTTTATTTGTTCCTCTGTGGACGAGCCTTCTAGAAGGTTCTGAAGTTGTTTTTGGATTTCTTTGGCTCCTGCAGTTCTTGCTATCATTCCATTATCTTTTTTGCGAGTAAGTTGGCGACCCCCATTGGGGTGTTATGATCCATGTTTATCATTCGGCAATCTTTCCCGGTTGTGAATATCCAATTAGACTTGGTACTCTCAGATCTAGCAAGTGTAATCCCTTCATAATGATAATTGTGGAAATCTCCTTTTAGGAGTCCGTTTATTATTTCTAGAAGGATTGTTCTGTGATGGATGAGTGTCATAATATTAATGTGTGTATTTCGTCTCGTTTGGTGATAAAGGGAGGGGTTTCCCCCTCCCACCTTGATATATGCACCTAACGCCCAATTCTTGTTTAAAAATGGAGACGGCTACCACACCGCCCCCGAGTTCTCTATTTACCTTGTCGATTTTTCCGAGACCTTCTGCTTACAAAATACTGGTCTAAAAAGAGCCAGAAATGCAAAACTCTGTAAACAGCAGCCACCAAAGAAATCATGAATATTACTATTCCCATTGTTCTTAAGATATGCAAAACCAGGTGATTAGGCTGGTTCTGCGATTTTGTAACTGCTTAGTTAAGGATGTTTACTCTGTATCTTTTCAATTCAGATTGGTAGAGAGAAAAGACGAGAGCCAGATGGGAACTGGCTCTGCCTTATGATTACATCTACGTATCTGATTGTTATTGGTATGCTTAAAAAATGGGGAGAACCTTGCCTTCTCCCCTACTTTCCTCTATGCAGAACCTTACTTTCCCTTTTGATAAAAATACTCTCTGCTTGCCTCTCTAAACGCTTTCAGTAGACGTTGAACTGTTCGTGCGTACTTTGATTTTGCTCCGTGGGTTCTCCCCTTAATTGCAGACTTTACAGTTGATAAACACAAGCCTGTAATTCTGCTTATTTCTTCATAATCTGATTCCCGTTGAGCGGGGAAAACTACATCTACTTCTAAATCTATGAGGTTCTCTGCGAGTAGAATGAAGAAAGGATCGTATTCTTGTTCTAATGGGTTTTGATCTGCGAGGATACTACTAGAATTATCCATATAACCCCTCTTTGCTTTTGTAATTACCGTTACAAAAGTGTCTCACTTTTGTAATAACAAAGACACAATTGTAGATTTGTATCTGCTTACGGATACAAATATAGTTTTAAAAAACCGAAAGCCAACAGATCTGTATGTTTTTGGGCTAAAACACCTACTTGATCATGTTTGAGAAGAATCCTATACATATGGGGAATGAGCTTAGGAGGCTCCTGAAAGCGAGAAAACTGACACAAAAAGCATTTGCAAAGAAAATTGGCAGATCTGAGGGGGTAGTAAACCGCTGGGTTTCATACCAATATCTCTCTGTTGATGCGATTTGGACAATATTATCTTTCTTTGAGTTACCTCCTACAGACTTTTTCCCAATCAATGAAGACAAGGTTCATACTGAAGAGCAAATCACAGAATTATACAAAAACCAGAGGCTCATTAAGGAAGCTCTCCAGTTTCTTATAACCCTCTCCAAAGATGACCCTAGTACCGTGCCTTGGGAGCATATCAATCCTGAAATTGGAGCTCTCCTTCTGAAACTGGAAGGGAAACTTCGTCAATAACTTATTCCTCTAATTATTAGAGATAGGTTCTACAAATTCCTGAATCTCGATTACTTGTGAAAGAACGTTACAAGGCTTTAGCCTTGTGTAAAACAAGATGCAAGCGCAAAGTTTGTATCTGCTTACGGATACAAATATAGCAATATTTTAATTATTGACAACAAAATTGTGGTTATTTAGTGACCAGACCTCAAAAAAGTATCATTTATGCCAGAAAACCCAGTACATATCGGAGGCTATCTTAAAAGTCTCCTCAAAGAAAATAAAATAAGCATAGCAGAATTCGCAAGGCGAATAGGACGAAAACGAGAGGTCGTTAGACGCTGGTTGGGATATAAAAACTTAAAATCTGATGTTGTATGGATGATTATGGAACGATTTGATGTTCCTCCAACAGCTTTGTTTCCGATAAACAAGGATCTCGTTTTCTCTGAAGGTGAAATACTACAGATGTGCCGAGAAAAAAAACTTATAAAAGAAGCTCTCCAGTTTCTGGTAACCTTTAGTAAAGATAATCCTGGTACCGTGCCTTGGGAAAATATAGATCCCGAAATAGGAGTTCTCCTTCTGAAACTGGAGGGGAAACTTCGTCAATGACAAAAACATTCTGCTTTACAAAAAACATATCACTTATATGCCAGAGAATCCAATACATATGGGAGACTTCCTCAAGAACTTATTGAAGAAGAAGGGAGTCAAAGCCGCCGCTTTCGCTAGAGAGATAGATAAAAGGCCTGAAGTAGTACGGAGATGGTTCAGCTATAAAGACTTCAAATCTGATCTGATTTGGTTGCTCTTGAATCGGTTTGATATCCCGCCTACTGATTTTTTCCCAATCAATAAAGAGCTTGTGTTTTCCGAGGGGGAAATACTCCAGATGTACAGAAGTGAAAAACAGACAAAAGAGGCCTTAGAGTTTCTTTTGATGATGGACAAGACAGAAGAGGAGACCGTTCCTTGGGAAAACATTAATCCTGAGATAGCGGACTTGCTTTTAAGATTGGAAGCCAAACTCCGCAAGGAGGATTAACTGATTAAGATGAACCTGCAGGGATTGAAAATCCCTTCCATAGGATGGAAGGAATGCAAGTGTTTCTGCACTCTCCTTGCACCCAAATGAGATATCTACCCGTAAGCACTTGAGGCTCATAAGGGTTTAAGGGGGGTTCGTGGAACAGTATATTCCACTGAAGTCTCTCCCTATGGAGAATAAAAGACCTTAAGAGGAGTTAGTTCCTGATAGTTAGCCTCTTAATTCGCATCTATACAAACAGATTTCTGGTAGGCCATTTGCACCATTAAATACATGTGTAATGACCATAAAACCAGTACTTAAAAACCGACCTACCAAGCACGGCCTTCATACCATTCTTCTATACGTAAATATAAATGGTAGCCCCATGCGCCTCACCACAGGCTTACGGATAGATAAAAAAGTATGGAATCCCAATAAAGGCCACGTAAAAGGCAAAAACGCTCTCGCCGCAAAGCAAAACGCCCACATAAAAGCCCTCGTCGCCAAAGCCAGCGAGATAGTCCTTACATACGTTCATGAGAAAAAGCCGCTCTCCAATACCCTCTTCAAACAAGAATGGTATGGATCCTCATCTCCCCTCCCCCAGCACAACTTCATTCAGTTCTATCGCACCAGAATGACCGAAGCCCATAAAAAGGGAGACATCACAAAAGGAACCCTCACCACCGAGCGTCGTTCCCTTCGTAAGCTCATCCGCTTCGCAGGTTCCCACCTTCCCCCAAATCACATAACCCGTGAGTTCCTCGAAAACCTCGATACAGCACACTCAAAATGGCTTGCAGAAAAAGGCCACACAGGCATCACAGAAAGAAGGCGCCTATTCCTTAACATCAGAAAATACCTTCGTTTCGCCCAAAACGAAGGCCACCAAGTATCCCCCTCAGCCTTCTATAAGAAAAAACTACCCACCTCTCGTCCAGATCCCACCCCCCTCACAGAAGCAGAAGTACGCCTACTTATATCCCTCATAGAGTCACCATCCACCATCCTCGATCGCCTCAGAGAAAAAGCCACCACCCGAGGTCTTACCCCCTGGCACGCATCACGCTACGTATGCCAGGAGAAAGTCGATAAAGTTCAGCGCGTCCTACGAGCCTTCCTTTTCTCATGCTTCACAGGCTTCAGATACTCAGACCTAAAGCGCATCCAATACACCCACATAAAAAACAACCTCATCACCTACCAGCCCCACAAAACCCGTCGCACCTCAGGCATAACCATCCGCATCCAAATAAACAAAATGATCTCCCGCTTCATCCCCCCTCGCAGCTCATCGCCCTACCTATTCCACACCCTCCCCAATAACTGCGAATGCAACCTAGAGATAAAGCACATATGCACCCTAATACCCGAACTCGCCACTCGCCCCACCAAAATGCACGATGCCAGGCATACCTTCATCACCATGTCTATCGCTCGTGGAGTCCCCATCGAGCGCGTCAAAAAACTAGCAGGCATAAAGTCCCTCTCCACCTTACAGGTCTACCTACACATCGCCAATGACCTCGCAAACTCCAGCCTCACCTCAGCCTACGCCCACTTCTAACCCAAAACGGTCTCCCCACCTCACAGATGGGGAGACCATACACACACACATACACACAAAAATCTTATTCTCCAGCCACAGCCTTAATCATCTCTTGAGCCTGCCGTAGCTTGTACTGCGCCAAATTCAGCCCCATCTCCAAGATCATCAGCTCCTTAGCCTCATAGCTCTCAGCAGCTTCCATTCCCTTCTGGAGATTCTCCACATGCTCCTTAGCCTTCGCCTCTATTTGATCCTTAGCCGCTTGCGGCACACCACTCAAAGTCGTCAATAAAATAAACCCTACCATATTGATCATCGTTTAGTTAAACATGAATAACAGAAAAAATAATAGTGACCCAAACCTCCCTATCTACCCCCAAAAAACTAAGGACAAAAAAAGAAAACGACCCCCTAAGGAGCCGTCCACACGGTTGGGTAGAAGCCAGCGTGCTTACATATCTTCACGTTCATAATCTACAAAACCAAATCTCCATCATAGTATGGCCATGGGTCAGTCATTACAGGAACCGCCAGAGACATCTCCGTCCCATTATATCCCCCTTCACCAGTTCCCTTGGTAGCCTTATACTTGATTCTACACGGAAATTCCTTACTCCCTACCACTCTTTTCTCCAGAGCCTTATCTGTAATGACCACCATTATGCGCCGCTTATGCAGCTTATGAATAGCAGCCTTTTGCTCCCGTGAGCTACCTACTATCTTAAAAGGCAGCTCCGTTTTCAAGTGTGTACCTTCTCCATTCCCGACTACCTCTTCTATAAAGTCGGCACTCTCCACCTCGATATCGACTTTAGTCCATTTCTTATCCGCCTTCAGATCAATATTACCCTTCAGCGTAAGAGGCCGAAAATCATCATCCGCACTCGTCAGCAGTGGGGGTACCGTCTCCACATCATCCACAGCAATAATCAACAGCTGTGCCGTATGTCCTGGCGCAATAGCCGCACGAGGATCAAAAACTATATCATCCAATTGGTAATCTTCCATTTATCAGCCCCCCGTATTATCAGTTCCAGTACCCGTATTACCACCCGTTCCAGGATCATTAGGATCATTTGTGTTTGGATCACTACTAGGCACAATCTCCAATAACGCCCCAAACACCTTCCGTGTCTGATAACCTAGTTTGATTCCCTTCACCTTGTCCCACTTATCAGCCCAAATTTGCCCGTCCGTAGATAGCACATTTCCGTCACTATCCCGAGCATAATCCACCCGTTCATCCTGCACAAAATCATCAATCTCATCCTCCTCTGGAAAATAATCCTCCAGAGCTGCCGCGTCTATCGTGTCCACAGGCTTAAGCTTAGTCCCCACAAGCTTAAACACCGTAGGAGTCCCTCTGACTTCCACTGTTTTATTTCTGAATTCAAATGCCATACCTATATCCTCCTTAGAAATGTTGATTTACCGCTGAGTGCAACGTAGTGGCGATCTGAAAACCCCACCCATAAAACCATGACACATACAACGCATAGAACATATATAATAGGTTCAACTCTGGCTCCTCATTCTCCGCACAGAATAGATTCCCTTCCAGAGTAATGAAGATACCATGCCCATCGATTCCATTCACAGGAGCCAAATAAGAATTAGGCATCCCCTCTATTCGGTCAAGCCCCACATGCTCCTTCGCATGCGTAGTTCCTCCCCGAAGTGCCACATAGCTTGCTTGGTAAAGGTCGAGTAGGTCAAGCCCACAATACCCCACAAACGCCTCTTGCCGCTTCTCTGGTGTATCCGCTACAGCCTTGAATAGGTTATTGATCACCTTATACGCATTCGTCTCATCAAGAGGCTCGTGCATAATAACAGGAATCGCCCCCTTCATCACCTCCTCTCTGATAACCTTCGTAAAGCCATCCGCAGTATCAGCAGCTCCATTAGGCGCATTTTCAAGCGTTTCCAGCTTTCGCCCTCTCCACATCACGATCACATAAGAAGTCTTCAACGTCTTCGCAATCTTATTAATCGCCCATTCCTCCCACTCTATCGACCGTGAGGCTTTGTTGCTTTTTCGCTTCAGGTATCCCAGATAACTCTCATAGCTCAAATCCACAGACTTAAGCAGCAAGTCCAGCTTCACAGGCGTCCGCTTCAGTGCGCGCGTCTTGACACTGAGAGCGGCTGTACCATGAAAACCCACTTGGAAACTCTGTGCTTGCCCAGATACAGTCACCGTAGGCAGTTCATCCACATCCTTAGTGAATCGAGTCACCATACCAGTCTTCACTGGTTCTGGAGATATCTCTTCCTTGAAATCATCCACAAACTCTGTCCAGAATTCTTGCAGAGTAGCTACATCCTCCTTATTAAATCCATTATTACCTCTAGCCACGTCCTAACTCCTTTCTTGCTTTTGCAGTGAATCGATGCACTCGTCCTTTTTTCCGAGCAGGTAAATCTGCCCCCGTATTCTCAACTGCCTTGATTCCTGGTTTCTTACGATTACCCAGTTCTATAATCAGCTCAGTTGCTTCCTCAATCTCCTTTGTCTTCTCCGATAGCTCTTTTTCCAGAGCATCTCTTTCGGCTGTTACCTCCGATAGCTTCTCCTTCAGGCTCCCAATCTCACCCTCCTTCTCCGCCAGAACCACAGAAAAATCTCCAGCCCCCTTATTCTCAGGCTCTGGATTCACCCCTTCCTCTGTTCCAGGCTTATCCACTCCCCCATTCCAGGCGCGTTTGATTCGTTGCCCTAAGGTTAGTTTTGTTTCTTTTGCCATGCGTCAATTATTACTTCACCCAATGATGATTTTACACCATCTATAAGTCCATATTCTATCGCCTCATCTGCATAGAAGAGGTCTCCATTCATTGCCTTTTCATTTACATCTCGGTGCGCCAGCACAAACTCATGAAAAGCCTCCGTCAGAGGTTCCAAAAACTTATCTCGTATCTCCCCCCTATCATCCTCCGTAGGTTTCATAAAATTGGGGCGGTTCTTCATTGGTGATTTCGCAGACACAATGTCCACAAAATCAATCCCCTCCTTCTTCCAGTGGTCACTAAAATCAAAATACGAAATACGTGTGCCTATACTCCCTACCATACATTGCGCATGAGCCACATAAATAGCCGTAGCCCCCACCGAGATCTTATACGCCGCACTAGCCAGCATATTTGTACACCATACCATCACAGGCTTCTTCTCCGCAGCCCTAGCTATACTTTCCCCTAGCATTCTACTTCCCCGCGCTTCCCCACCAGGAGAATCAATCTCCAGCACTATCATATCCACCCCACTATTTTCCGCTAGCTCATCTATCACATACCCCAGCGTCTTCATCCCCACATTACCACAGTACTGGTCATACATAAACAGCTCCCCATTCACAGGTAGCACCGCAGCTGTCCCTACCTTCTTACCATCCTCCATAATACCGACCTCATGCCAATACACATACCGTCTCCGCCGCTCTACAACTAGCCCAGGCCGTTTCATCATAACCGTAAAACGTCTCACCAAATTGGCTGCAGCTTGAGGGCTAATCTCCCACGCCCCAGAGAAGTCTATATTCAGGAAATCTGTCATACACGCAATATCCTCCCCACCCCACCACCATCATAGGACACCCCTTGCCCCCACATCTTCCCTCTCCCTACCTTTACAAAAAAAACATCATGATCATAGGTACACTAGCAAGCGAGATCCTCGCCCATACCACACTCGAAGTCCATATCCCAAAAGAAACAGGCTCACTCGTTCAGACACACCAAGCCTTCTTCAAAAAGTCCGACCCCGACACCCTCCTATCC